AATAAGGAGTTTGATATGTTGCGGGGTCTGGAATAAAGTCTATATCTTTTAATAAAGAAAGTCCATCAATAAACTTCATTTTTACCTCATAAGGGAAAGAGGCGTCTTCCTCATTTCCTAAATCCAAAATTAAATAACCACCCCACATTTCAACATCTGTTGGATTAGTTTTAGTCAAAGTACAGTAAACATCTTTTTCTGTATAACTATTTGTTTTCATTAATGCAATCCAAGCTGCCATTGTCGCATCCTGAACCATAATTCCAAAATCTAATGAAGAACAAATTATTGGATTAAGTTTTTCATCACCTCCTGAATCATAAGAAATAACTGCGGGTTCTCCTATCTTAAAATCTTGAACACTACCAGACCAGTGAGTATCCCAAATTTCTAATTTATAAGATGCTCCATTTAAAGACTTATATTCTGATGCGTATCTAATTCCTGCCATTCTTTCGCGTTATTTTATGTGAATCTTTTTCTGTTATTATTAGCAAAGTCATTACTCAACCAAATATCATTTCCATCTAATCTTCCAAATACTTCAACTCTTTGAACACCACCAGAACCACCTAACATTCCTTTCAATTTATCTAATGGAGCAACTACTTCAGGATTATTTTTAGCTCCTGCATACTCACCTATTAAAGCATTTGTAGGCCCGAAAGCAATACCCCCTTTTGCCAAAGGAATTGGAGTTGATGCAATTGCTGCAGTTTGTGCTATTCCTAAAGTCCCAACTATTCCAGCCAATATAAAATTCAATGGAGGCGGTGCGGAACCTAATGCTTTCACTACTGCAGACGCTGTTCCAATAATTGAGTTAAATATATTCATTTTCTTTTCTCTTTGTGCTGCTTTTTTCTGAATTCTTTTTGTTTCCTCATCTTGTTTCTCTTGTAAAGTATTTTCCTTTTCTGCTGCGACCATATCTAAAGACTCAATTGCTGCATTTTTTTGGTCTTCATTTGTGATCGTATCTTCTATTCTTTTTAACTCTCCCTCATACCAAAGGTTGTAATCCTCATTTTCTAAAGCATGTTTATTATCCATCTCAATTTGTTCTTTTTCTGCTTTAGCATCTGCTAATCCTGTAAAGGCTGACATAACTTGATTCATTAAATTCATAGTATTATTCCATCCCTCACTTATACTGTCGAACATTGATTCCCAGGCTGTCTTTTGATTATCTATTTCCTTTTGTGCGTTTTCCGTATTCTTGGATTGTAGTTTTGCAAGTTTAGCATTAAATTTATTATTAATTGCTAATTTTTCATCTTCCGAATATTGAGTTTCTTTAACTCCTAATAAAGCATTCTGTCTTTCATTTTCTAATGCAATCAAACTTGACTTATAACTATCTTTTTCGTTTAATACATTAAATTGCTGTTTTAATTTTCTAATTTTTTCTAGTGATGCTAGTTCGTTTTTTAATTTTTTATCATCACCACCCCCACTTCCTCCACCACCATCATCATCATCATCATCATCAGGAATAATTGGGTCTACATCCGGAAGATTATCTAAATTTCCAGCTAAATCAGCAACCGCATCTGAAGTATCATCAACCGCATCAGTAGTATTTTCTAATGCGGAAGTTGCTTCCATTTCAAATAACTTCAAAGGCTCTATAGTATAGCCGAAAACTGAACTCACTGAATTAGCGCTAGCAATAATAAGATTGATTGCCATTATAATTCCATTTGCTAATGTTCTCCAGGCATTTCTAACTGTAATAGCAACTCCACTTGTAGATGTAGCAAAATAAACTATAGCAGCAATAACAGCTGCAATTGCCATTATTATCACTCCAATAGGATTTGCGGTCATTGCTGTATTCCATAACCATTGAGCAGCCGTTACTACCTTTTGAAAAACTGCAAATTTCTTCATTAAACCAATCATAGTACCGACCTTTGTAACTATCCCTCCAATTAACACCAAAGCGGGTCCCACTGTTGCAATCCAAACCCCCCAACTTGCATAATTATCTTTTGTTGATTTATCTAAACCATTCCACCAGTTAGTCAAAGCCATTATTTTTTCAGAAATAGCTTGTATAACAGGAGTCAGTGATTCCCCTAATGAAGTACCAGCAACCTTCAAATTGTTCATTGCTTGCTCCATTTTAAAAGCATCTGTTTCAGCTGTTATTGCAAATGCCTCATTTACCATTCCAGCCCCCTCAGCTGATTCTTTCATCATGTCTAGATTATCGGCATATGCTTCAGATTGTTCTCCCAAAACACTTAATGAAGTTTTTAATGCTATAGAAGATTCAAAGAAATTACCCATTGATAAACCATTTGCATCAAATTCATCTTTTAAATGTTGCATTGTACTCTGCAACCCTTGTTCTCCTAACATTATTTTCACCTGCTCAGCACTCATTCCAATTTTTTCCAATGCTGCCGCTTGATTTGCTGTTGCAGATACATCTAATTTTGCGAAAGTTGTCATTATTGAGGATAGACCTGTTGCCGCTCCAGTTGCATCTCCTGTTGTTTGTGTAAAAGTTGAAATAATTGCTCCTACTTCATCAAAATTAATTCCCAAACTTGAAGCAAGACCTAATTGTTTTCCTAATACATTTGATAATTCGTTAGCATCAAACATTCCTGTCCTAACCATCACTGCAAATTTATCTAAAGCCTCGGTAGAAGTTAAAACTTCCTCACCATAAGCATTCTGTGAAGCTGCAGCAACAATTGAAAGGGATTCCATATCTCCTAGACCAATTGCAGACCCTTTTGCAACCGATTCTAATGTTTCCATAGCATTTGCACCTGAAAGCCCTGCAGATTCTAGAAAATAAAGCCCCTCAGCTAATTCAACTGGACTTTTGGCTGTCTTTGTAGACATTTCCATTATCCCAGCTTTCATAACCTCAATTTCTTCCGCTGTTCTACCAACTAAGGTTTGAATCTTAGTCATAGATTTTTGGAAATCTAAAGAAAGTTTTATTGATGCCGCTCCTGCAGCTAATAAAGGAACGGTGAACATGGTAGTCATACTTCTTCCAACTGCTGAAATATTCTTACCTAATTTTTTAACTCTTTTTGAAGCGGCGGCCATTTTAGCCTGAAACTCTTTTGTTTTTGCTCCTAACCGTACATTTAATGCTGCTTCACTCATAATTTCATACTTTTTTGTTGTTTAATGAACCTCTGATAAATAGCATTCGTTTCCTCATAAGTTGGAATTTTCTTTATCTCTTCTTCCCAGTCAAATCTAATCAATTTCTGTAGAGTTAATTGTTTTCCTTTTGGTAATTGCATGTTTACTAGAATACAAGTGCTCCATCTTGTCCTTTCCCATGCTTTTCTGTCCTCATTTTCCTGACTTAACCAATATCCATCAACTGCATTCCAAAATGAACGAGGAATCATATCATAAAGGTCTGTATAACTCATGCCTAACCTACCTAATCCAAGCTCTTCTATCAAATCCCAAGTCCAAACAACTACTTCTTTTTGGTAGTTTTGACCTTTTTTGCTAAACTTTTTTTTTCCTTTGCTTCTTTGCCTCCCATTTGTTCAGCAAATAAAGTCATACACCTTTCAATTGCAGTAATATCACCATCTAAATCATCTCCTAAATCCTCAATTGAGTAGTTAAATACCTCTTTTGCTGCCCTACTTCCGTCCATTAAACCGCAAAATATGAGGTGAATAGCTGTATCAAATGTCATATTATCACCTAATCTTTCCATTTCTGAAATAGAAGTGTTAGTTAATTTACTAAAGTGCCTCAAAGCATTAAACCCAAACTTGCAAGGTCTTTTTTTTCCGTTTATATCTATTAATTCGTACATTTTTTCGTGGTATTTTAAAGAGTTCAGTAAAGGGAGAAACCACGAAAGGTAGAATCTCCCAAAACTTCACTCAAATTATTAATTAGTCGCTTTTCCCAGAACCGAAGTACCTTCGAAACTGGCTGAAAAAGTCATATTATCCTCTAAAGGAGAACTTTGTTCTAATGAAGTACAGTATACCTGTCCATGATAATATTCATCACCTGTAACTCCTGTAGATAACTCTAAATATATTGGAGTTCTAGAAATTAGTAGGTCATAAAGATTTTCATAGTTTTTTACTGCTGTTCCTGATGCATCTAACAAAGCATACATTCCTTCAACTGATGCACTCCAAGA